GTCATAGTAGTTGCTCCAAAATCAGCAAGTGTTACTGCAAATCGAACTTTAGTAAATGCAAATACTCCTCTTTTGAATTTTAAAGGAAGTCCTGTCATTTTAATACCCATGTTATTAGCAGTAATATTTACAGCAGTATGAAATTTTGTAGCAGCTAATGCTATTACTTGACTACTACCTTGCCAAGGAATATCTAATGTTATAGATGTAGATGCAGTATATGCAGTTACTTCATATACAGGATCAGTCAAAAGTACACCTCCAAGTTTAAGATATCCTCCAACAAGACCAGCATTAGTTAACGTACCATCTATAATAGCTTGTGTTGATCCATGAGTTACAGTTATAGTAGTAGTAGTACCTGTTGTTGCAACGCCAGCATGAGAAGAAACTCTTTCGAATTTGATCTCTCTTTCTGCTTGTCTTGCAAAATTAGCAATTAATGAAGTAGTAAGACCTTTAGCAATTGCTTCTTCAGAAGTAGAAGCTAATGATCGATAAGCACCGAACTTAAGCATTTCTTTATTTAAAAGGAAAGCTTGAGTATCTTGACGAATAACACGAACAAGGTAATCATTAGATGCAATTGCATCAATTGAACCTGATACACCATTATAACCAAGATAAGAGATTTGTTCAAGATCAGTTGTAAAAGCAGAACCTTTATAACTTGCTATATTTTTTGCAGTAATCATCGGTGAATAAAAAACTTCATCTTGACTTCTTTGACATAAGCGAACTGTATCTTGAGTTAACACGGTTGTAGTATTTAATACTATTCCAGAACTAGATACAACTACTAATTCAGTATTAGCAATATAGTTTGCAGAATTAGGGTCGGTACTAGCACTTGCAGTTCTTGCAACATTGCCAGCAACTAATACATGTTTTGCGTTTGTAGTGGTAAACATTTTTTTTATTTTTAATTAAACTTATTATTTATTATTCTATTTCAACGTTATCGAGCTTTTTAGTTTGAAACCTAGGATCCATAATAGTTTCTAAAGCTATTTCAACTCCAATATCTACAATTTCTCTATGAACTGTTTCATTTAGTTCACAATTAACTGCATTATCTATGTCAATTTCAACAGGTTTCTTCAAATATCGTAAAAAATATTTTAATGGCGTGTATGTACCATCAGTAATTATTTCATGTCTTTTGTTTTGACCTGCACCAACTGCTACTTGACTATAATCAATTCTCCAAGCTGCATTGTTATATGGCTTTTTAAATGGATTATCTTTATTAATATTATATTCATCATGAGTAATTGGTGAAACATCTATAATTTTATTTACAGCATTACAGATAATATCAGATTCGATTCTTTCTGAAATGCTATACATAAAATCAATTGGTAAGTCAAAGAATGTACCATTTGGAAATGTTCCATTTTGGTTTGATGAAACTGCGGTATTTAACGTACCTGTTCCATCAACAGCATCTCTGATCAATTCAGAAAAATCTTTTCTTCTTTTCTCAGTCTGCTCGAACGCCTCTCTATACTTATTGAGTTGGCGATATCTTGTTTTAATGATTCTTTCTTGAGCTTTATTTAGAAACAACGATATTTCAGTATTATCGTATCCTGGAGCAGCTGAATTGGATATTCTATCATATCCAATCAGAAACTCAGTTTTCATATCAGCAGCAGTAAGAAAGATCATTAGTTAGTGCTTAAGTCTATTTGGTTTTTGATTTTTAAATAAATATCCTGATTAACAGCATCTTTAAAATAATCAATAACATCATTTAATACTCCACCAATCTTATCTCCACCTGGAAGTGAGTAGCGAGTACCGTCTTTTAATATTGCACCAACACTTAATGCATCTTCTATAAAGATTTTCATCTCAAAATTAGGATCATTAATAACTGCCAATAACTTAGGCAATGATTTATCATCATCTATTAACGATTCAATAGTAGTGTACATTACACTTGTTGATGTATTTGGTGCTACTTTATTACCATAAACTCTTAAGATATTACGCATTCTATCAGGATTATTTTCAACTTTTCCTAAGAATTTGTAAGCATCTTTTTTCTTATTGGCTTTAGTAACTTTTTCTTGAACGATTATTTCCTCATCCTGTAATGCAAATTGAAAGGCTGCAGATTGATATCTTGTCTCCCAATTAGGTGCTACGTGTGGAGATACCATACATACCCTATAGCATAAATTATCTATAGGATCAGAAAGATCTAATATTCTTGGTTCTTTATCAAGTTTTACTTTGAAGGTATGCCAATAATTATCTTTCTTTTTATAAACAGATAAGTCTCCTGGATTTAAAAATAATTCAGTTTCAAAAAATGCTTGTTCCTCTTTTGTTAAAATATTTACGAGTCTACCAGTTTTAATACTAATTGGTAAATCAAACTCATATTGTGTACCTGTAAACATAAATTCTCCGTCATGTCCTTCGGGTAGCCATCCGCCATCTCTATACACAGGAACCACCTTGACCTTTTTATCGGTCAAGATGGCTGGAGCTGTGTAAATTTCTGCAACAGTGGATGAGCTTGTGTTTTTCTCTTTTGTTGCCATTTTTATATTAGTTAATTGTGTTTATTATTAAGTTAAGATATTTGGAATGTATTCTGCCATTCTCATAGGGTTCTTAACCATGATTCCACCAATAAACGCTTTATGAACTTCATATCCATCTACAGCACTTGCTGCCATTGAAGGAGATGTTTGTTGATCATAAGGAGTATAAGGATCACGTAGTCCAGGAATATATCTGAAAATTTCAGAATCACCTTTCATGCCTACTTGTTTGATATTTGCATCACCATCAGCAGTACCAAAATCCATAATAGTATATCTACGAGATTCAGCAAGACCACCATCTGGGTGATAAATTTTGTTACGAACTGGATCATCATATTGTGGGATGTGCATTAATTCAACAGTAATACCATTGACAGTTTTGTATTCTAAGAACTGACCTTTGTATCCCATTTTATTACTTCCACTATGTGTAATTCGACCTGAATCAAAGTTAGGAGTAAAGTTAGATGCCTTTTCTTCAGCAGCTTTATGAAATTGGAACATTCCGTATTCACCTGTACCAAGAACAAATCTACGTTTATCTTCAGGAAGTTTTCCAACTGAAAGACCTAATAAAGTCTCAGTTAAATAATCTAAACTAAAGTTATTATAGAAGAACTTGTTAGATGGAGCAATTTGCTCACGTAGTCCTGCACCTGATCGGATTTCATATCCTGAATCTCCAAGGTTACCATAAGTACCATCGTTTTTCTTGTTAGATGTTCCGAACATCAACAATTTAGCGATTTCTCTTCGGCATTGTACCATGAAGTCATAATCAAGTTTTTTGATCCATGCAGTTTGAACTTTACCACTTTGATCTTTCCAAGAGAAAGCCATTGGTTTGTTCTTACCTTTTCGAATCATGTTTCCAGGAACAGTATACTGCTTACGAATCATACTCATTACGTTCTGCATTCTGAATGGAGAAGTGTGATGAGTAAGGCCACCTCTTTTAGAAAGAGTTTGTTCTACAAGCGAGTATTCTTTTGACCATCGTGTTCCAATAGCAAGATCTTGAGTTGGAACAGAAAGAAAAGAATCACCAGTAACAAGTTCTACCTGATACAACCAGTTGTTAGTTCCTGAATTAACAGGATCTGTTACAATTCGAAGTTTATAAAGGTCTACTTTATTACCGACAAGTACATCAGTAGCTTCAAAGTATCTTTCAGGAAATTCGAGTACGAATCTTGAAAAGTTAATACCTGGAGCTGCACCTAATGCAGTCTTATCTAAATCAGCATACGCTGCTACTAATGGAATATTTTTTTCGTCTGCTCCCTGTAAGAACCACTCATAAGGTCTATCGTCATCAATGTATTCCATAGGAAATTGATTCATAAAACTAATAAGATCGTCTCCAAGATTGACTTTATAAATATTCTCAATTAAACTTGAAACCAGTTGTGGTTCCATAGCAAAAAGAGAACCTAGATGGTTTTCAGTCGTTAGACCTGTCCAGTCTTTGGGTTCATATTTTTGAAGAGGTGAAATTAACATTTGTTTATTTATTTATTTGGTTAAGCTTTTAGTCTTTATTAAATACTTTCAAACCTGACATAATACTTTCAGACAATTGTGATTGTCTAACTCCTCTTCCAGGAGTAATTGTAGAAGTATTACTGTTTAGTTTTTCAGTTAATTCTTTCATTGCATTTGATTTGGAAACGTTTCGGATTTTACTCCAATCTCCATCAAATACGCCAAGGCTATGTAAATAATGTAACGTTGTTTCAAATTTTAATGGATCTGATTGTCGTGTTTTCATCACGGCATTCATTGGTCTTCCATTATTATCTGTTTCAACTACACTAGTCATAGACTTGTAAATATTTTCTTTGGAATTATCGTTTAAATGTATTCCAGGTATGATTTCTTTTAGTTTACCTATATTGGTTTTAATATTAGATAAATTTTCTTCATTCTTTTTAGCAGCAAGCTCTTTATTTTCTTCTGTCTTTTTCTTCAGTTGCTCTTGATGATATTTTTCAACATTAATTAATGCTGCTTGAGCATCTTTAGCTTCATTTGCTAAAACTTCATTTGATTCAAAAAGTTCAATTCGCTTATTTATTTTTTCTTCAGAGTATCCTCTATTTTTTAAATCTTCTGCGATTAGTGCTTTTTGTAAATCTACATTATCTTCAATAGCTTCTTCAGTTATTGTTGAATACTGAATTTCTCTCGACTTTGTATTAATTAGATCTTTTAATGGAACATCTTTTTCATAATTACTTACCAGATCTTTAATTACTGGTGGTAAATCATTTTTATATGCTTCAACTCCATTATTTACACTATTCTGAACTAATTTAATTAAGCCTTCAGTTGTTCCATCAAAATCTTCAGGCAGGTCAGAAAGCACACCCTGTTCGGATAACGCTTTGGCGAATGCGATAATATTACTATCAGACGGAGAAACTGTCCTCCCAGAGTGCACATTGCTTTCTTGACCTTGAGGCGAATTTTCAATATCCTCAATTTCTATTAAATTATCTTCTTTTTCAACTTGACCTTCTTCAGGTGAGAGCTCGTTTGCTTCTGCTTTTATTTTCTTTGCCTCTTCAATTATTGTTGGATTCTCTATTTTACCGTCAGAATCCTCGACGTTTACCTCAATCATTTCGCCTTCAATTGAGTTCAGGTCTACTTTGCCAAAATCTAGTCCGTCCATCTTTTTTTTATTTAATTATTACAATATTACTATTAGTTACGTGATGTTCAAATTTTTTGTTAGACATTCTAACACCAAAAATTAGTTCTTTATAGCTTTTATTTTTTTTTGTTTGGAAATCTAAACCTAAGTCCCAAATTATAGTTTGCTTCACTTTCTTCAGCTTCTGGAGAGAAATCATAGTATTTTCCTACACCGCCTTGTACGCTAAGATTATCAGTTAATTGTGCACTAGCATTACCACTTACATACATACCTTTTTCATTTCCTGATACGTATGGATTAAATCTTATAGGGCTATTTTTATCAGGTTGCGGTAAATTCAAATCTATTATTTCACCCATATTAGATTTGAAAGGTACACCGTCATTAGTTTCATTAAAATAAGCATTGGACATAAATGAATCTGTTGATTTTATTCCTACTGTTCCTTTTTTCTTTTTAGGTCCTCCAGAATTAGAACCACTTAATGGTCCACCGTATTTTGCCATATTTAACTCTTCACCATTATTAACAGCAGCAATGTTATTCATCAACCATATAATATCTTCATCACCATATAAATTGAACATTCTATGATGAGTTCCTGTTTTTTCTCTATAATCATCAAGATGTTTTTGAGTAAACTCTTCACCTGTAGAAGAATCATAAATACCTGCTTTATCTAAAAAATATCTTAATTCAAATTGGTCTGATCTATTTTCTTGTGGTTCTGCGTCATGTTCATTTTTAACAGCTCCTGGTTTAAGTCTACTTATAAACTCATTACGTTCTTCTTCACTTAATGGATTAAATCCTGAACTTACAGGTATATGACCCCATTCATGAGAAACAACTTGATCAATAGGAGAAGGATGAGGATTGAATAAATTATATTGAACAATAGGTTGACCTTTTTGTTGACCTTCTTTTATAGGAAAATGTTCACCTGCTCCACCAACATAACTATTACCAGATAGTGCAAATCTAGTATCTCTGTCTGGATTATAATTAAGTATATCTTGCATTCTCCAATGAATTTTATCTTCAGGATAATTATATTTTTCAAGTAATTTTCTATGATGGTCAGATGTTACATATTTATCAGCAAACTTTTTAACATCTTTTTCTATCTCAAGATAATTCTCTCTTGTACCTACTCCTTTTCTAATTAATCTTTTAGCACCAGGATTTCCATGCATAACATCATAAGCAATTCTTGCTTTCATTATACCATCTGCATTATAATCATTACTAATTTCTTCAATTTTAGGTCTAGCTTTAGGTCCTCCTTTAGGTGATAAATCTAATTCTCCACCATTAGCCATATACATATTTAAATCACCTTCCATAAAACCTGTGTGATGCTTTCTATCTTGATACGCTTTTCCTACATATCTTTGAGGAGCTTTTGTTTTTATTAAACCTCCATATGCTTTTTCTCTTTCTTGATAAAGCTCATCTTTATAATTATCTATCGATCTTATAAAATCTAATGCGTTATTTTTATAATATGCATTTTGTTTAGCTTCTTTTCTTCTAGGTCTTGGAGTTAGTTTTAATTTTTCTTCTTCTATTACATTTAAAGTTTCATTTAAATTAGATGCAATTGATTTAGGTAATAATGGTTCTGCAGGTTGAGACTTTGTTCTTTTTGCAGTAATAGTAACTTCAGGTAACAACGTGCTGTCTTTATCATTTTTAAAATCTTCACCTAATTCTTTCCAAGCTTTTTTAATATGATGATTATTAAATTTACCTGTTGGGTCTAATTTCAAACCATTACCCATATTTTTTGCATAATCACTATGATTATCATTTACCCATTTTCTAAATTCATTACCTTCTGTTTCTGATGTAAAAGGAGTGTTGAGTAAACTTCTTTCCTTAGATCTTTTTATTGGATTCTTAAACCCATAAACATTAGATGCTTCTTCAATCATTCTTTCATCATCTGCTTTAGCATTTGTTATATTATGCAATTTATCTATAGCATCTACATCTCCTTGTGCTATTAATTCATAATCTTTATTAGAAAGATATTTTTCACTGTTTGGATTAAACATTCCTTCTTTTTCAGCAAATGCAATAAGTATATCTGCAGAATATCTTTCATCTGCTGCTAATTCTGGATTTTTTACAAGATCAACATTAATTCCATTTTTATTAAGAATTTTTGTTACTTTTTCATAATTAGCTTTTCCTGTTAATTGAACTCCACCTCTACCTCTGTATAACCAACCGTCAGTATCTGCATCATTATTTAAATGCCGCCCATACTTATCTGAATAAACAGTATTAAAAAGTTCTTCTTGTTTTTTTAATTTTTCACTTCTATCTAATCTATTACCGTAACTGTCTTTTCCTCTTGCAGTTGTTACAGATCTTATCCAATCATCAAGCTTTTTAGATACAGTATGAGTTTTTTTAGTTTTTGGATGAGTCCATGTTGTGGATTCTCCAACTATTTTACCATTTTTATACCATCCTTTAGATTTAGCAAAATTTGATAATGAAGTACCTGATTTACTAGTTCCTCCAAAATTCTTATATATACCATCTCTACTGTAATGTGCATCTTCAACATCAGTTCCAGATTTACTTTCTACTCCATTAAGAACATATAGTGCTTTTATTTGATTTTCGTTAAGACCTTTAGATTTAGCTGCAATATTTATTTTTTCCTGAAATGGTGTCTTTCTATATATTGTTGCTGGTGCTGGTGTAGGTGCTGGTCTTGGATTTGACGGTGATGAATTAAGTGCAACGGGTCCTCCTAAATCATATTTTTTAGGTTCTTTCTGTGCAAATTGTTGTTGCTCTAATTGATTTAAAGCATCTCCAAAATAACCTCCATAACCTAATTTCTTAAGTTTTTTAATAATTTGAAGTTTTTCAGAAGGTTTATACATTTGTATCCTTTTTATTTAATGCTTTCTCTTTTAACGTAAGGTCCTTTTCTTTTAATGCTTTATCATTTTGCATTTTAGTATCGTCTTGCTGAAGCTTCTGTTGCTTTAAACTAAAATCATTATCGATTTTTTGTTGCATTTGCATTAGCTTTTGCAATTCAATATCATCAGGAATTCTATTATCATTCGCATCTCTATCGTATTCTTTATCAGCAGAATTAATATAAGCTACTTCAAGCTTAGTATTATTATCCATTTGCTTCAACTCTTTTTCATGCAACTGTCTGTCTTCCCTATCGGTAGTAGCAATTTCAAGTGCTCTTTCTTGTGCCTGTTGAGCCTGTTGTTGCATTTGTTGTTCATGCTGTTGTTGCTGTTGCATTTCTTGTTGCTTCTGCTCTTGTTGTTCTTGTTCACCTTGTTCGATCTTTCTTCGAATAGATGTAATAGAATCACTATAATAAATATCCATCAATTGACTCCACTTGAGTTTATCATTCTGGATACCAGCATGTGCTAATTGTTTTAATGATTGTTCAAGTTGAGCATCACCAGAAGTATTTGATATAAATAATCCATATTCAGATTCATTAAATATCTTACCGTCTACTTCAAACATTACAGTAGTTAAATCATCAGTAACATATTGTAATTTTTTAGACTTATCTCGCCATGCATATTTTGCAGTTTCAAGCAATGTAGCCATTGCTCTTGACTTAGTATTGTCATGTGCAGAAAACCATTTTTCAGTAATGTGACTTGATTGCACTACTGCTCGTTCTACATTACCTACTAATTCACTTGAACTTACTTGACCTTGTCGTTGTTTTGAAACTCCTGCTATCTCACCCATCTGATTCTCAAGATAACTTAACATACCAATATGTTGTTGAATATAACTTCCTAATTCTAAGTCTAATACTTGATGACCAGAAGCACCAGTCATGTTTCCTCGTATTTTTCCTGTTGCCGCACCTTTATTACCTACTTTAAAGTAATCTACAGGAGCCCAACCTAATACTTCAGCATAATACAACCATTTTTCTACTTCCCAATCATCAGGAACTAACGATAAATCTAATTGTGCTATTTTACCTTTAGACTTAGCAAATGCAAGTTCAGTTCTGTACATAAATACATTATACAAATACTGATAAGGCTTCATTCGATCCATTAATGATTTTACACTTGAATCATTAGTAGCATATAGTGTTCCTACGTATCCAGGTGCACAATAACTTGGATTAGTCATTTTTCTAAACTGAATAGGTCTAGGTTGCATTTTTACATAAATATCTTCACCTATTTTAGTACCTTCCCACCATTCATTAACCCATATCCATTCTATTTCTTCTCCCTTATCAATATTAGCTCTGTACTGCTCATCAACTATTTCTTCTTGTGCATCGCCATCTGCATCATAGTATTTTAATTTCCCAACTTTCCTTCTGGACTTCCATACGGTCCGAATAACTTTAATATTACCTTCAGAATCATAACTGCCTCCAAAATACCTTGATGCCCCATCACTTACATCAATTAAATTGTTTCCATTTTGTCTTGCAAAATCTCCAATATCAAATACAGGGTTAAATCCTGTATGACCTAATACACTATTAGCTGATGTATTTAATTCACTTCCAGTTTCAATATCATCTATTTGTTTATCTGTAAGATATTCGTAATAAAAATCTATTACTTTACCTATGGGCTCATATGAATACTCAACAATAATATCTGAATCTTCAATGTGATGACTATCTCCTGAACGTATAGTAAATAAGTTCAATGGGTTTACTCTCCTTAAAATAGGTTCTCCAGATACAATATCTGCACAATATATTTCTTCACCTCCAATTAACGCATCTGTAAATCCTTGATTAAATTTTAATTTTAATTCTTGCTCATTATACAAATACGTAAGTATTCTTGTAGCATTTAATTCTCTAAGGTCTTGATATTCGTAATTTAAATATTTATTTAATCTTCTTAATTCATTTTGTAACTCCTGATCATTTATTGCATCTCCTTGGATTTGCTGCATGAGAAGATTTTTTATTTTATCTTTCTTGTAATTTTCTTTTGCTGTAATTGCATCATCATTTACAGATCTTACTCTCCATTCAAACTTTCTTTTGAATTCTTCACCAATAAGTAAATCAATCTTTGGATTAGCTATAGGATAATTCTGCATCTTAGCAGGAAAGGTAGCATTCTGTAAGTTCATTGGATTACATACTGATTGCATGTCTCTTTGGTCCAATATATCATTATACAAATCGTAATTTACTTTCTTATTATACTGCGATTGTCTTATCCTATTATCTTTGAATACTGTAAAGTTTTCAGCTGCATCCATGCAAGCTTTCATCCATTTTTCTTTTTTCTGAGATGTGGCTTTTTTCTGAGATGGAAAAAAAGTATTGCCCGATGTATTCATAATCTTTTTATTTACACAATATTAATGAAAAATTGAAATTTTTATGTTCCAAATATGTTTCTATTATAGCCATAATTCTTTTTAAAAGGTCTATCCCAAAAAGAATCGCTGGCTATACTTTTTATCTTCTTTTCTGTTTCAACTACGTGCTGTACTCTTTCTTGTTTCAATATAAGAACCATACCTAATGCAGAAACTCTATCAAAGTTACCATCTTTATTCCAATAAATAAGTTCTTTTATTAGTGGAATACATCTAATTTTTTGCAGGTTCATAAAATCTTCATCTTCAGGAGTAGGCGTTATTAACCACTGTTTTATTAACTCTCTTGCCCACTTATTAATAGCAGCTGTTGCAGGCGTACCTTTCTTTCTACTCATCATAGTAGAACTCATCATTTCTCTATCTACTAATACTTCAGGTGTATCGGCTAATAAATGCAATGAATTTACTTTCTTAAAATAATTAAACATTCCTCTAAGTGCATTTTCATAATTACATTCTGCATTATAAAACATTAATAGTCTTCTTACATTTTCATAATACTCATCTGCAGTAGCTGGTCTACCTGTATATTCTGCTACAACTCTTTCAGTTAATACATTCATTACAAACGTACTACCTAATGACGTAGTTTGTGATTCATCGTGATCGTAGGGATCTGTTCCAGCAATATACATTCCATTAGGAATCTTTCCCTCATTATTTCTATAAGGCATTTCATATAATACGGGACATCCTTCTAAATTCTTATTATCACGAATAGGAAATCCCATTATAGGTCTTGCATCTGGATCTAGATTCCATCCTATATCTCCAGTTTCTCCATCAACACCTAATCTTCCTACCCATGCACTATCTACATACTTCTTTTTATGAATTTCTAATTCACTTAATTGATTCTTCAAATCATTAACAGGAAATATAGTTCCCTGCCATCTCATTACTGCTTCTTGTGGATTAAATGGTTTTTCTGCTAAATACTGATCATAAGCTGTAGCATTACTTGAATTTTCTTTTACTATTTTTCTTTCCTTTTCTTCCCATGCAATTGCTTTCTCACTATTAGAATTTCCAAACTCATCATAACAAAACTCATAATTTATATTTACAGGCATAAAGAATCCACAGTCTGTATTTTCTCTACCTTTGTCCCATATATTCCCACTAGCTACAGGATGAACATTATAGGCTTTAGGATAATAAAACAATTCTTCCAGTGCTTCAAAATTTGCATCTTCAGTACCACCTGTACCAAATGCTATCATTAAACCAAACGTAACTTTACCTTGCTCCATCGAAGGTCTTGCTACTTGCCATGCTTTTAATAATCCAGGGAATTTACCTGCTTCTTCCCATAATATTAACTTTCCCCTTTTACCCCTTGCTTTATCAGGATTATCTTTTAACGACACTCCAATAATTTCTGACTTGTATCCTGTTTCAATCTTTACACCATTTCCGTCATTCTTTTCATAGCTTGCTCTTTTATGCTTTTCACTATTCTTAAATTGTCTTCTTTTAGCCCACGGTGTATTCTCATCTAAAAAATCCATGATATCCCAAGCCTTATTTAATAGTCCATCGGACAATAAATATTCCCATTCGCCTGCCATCGCATAAGACTTGGAACCAGGAATCAAAAAGTAATTCCTTGTTAACATAGATCCGCCTTTAAATGAGTAGCCACGTCCTCTGCTTTTTAATACAGAACCATGACTTCCTGCTCTCTCCGCCTCATCTAAATAATGATAATAATAATAATCTCCATCCCAAAACTTTGGGAAACTCTTAAATCGTTTACCTTCAACTCTACCTTCTTCACTTCCTTCAGCTAACGCTTCTACAATAAAAATAGGTGAGTAATTTAAATAAAAATAAAAATATCCAGGTATCCAGTCATATCCAATATTATACCCTTCAATACATCTTCTCATCTCTTCTTTCCAAAACTTCATAAACTGACTGTTTGGATGACCATTCGGTACAGCATTTGTATATTTACCAAATTCTTGAAAATGTAAAGCTGATGCTCTAAAGGTATCTATTCTACTATCGAATACCTTTTCATCATCAAACATTTTAACTGTACTTCTATCCATTTAATTATCTGTTTACATTTCGTCTTCGAAAAATCCTTTTTGTCCACCTCCTCTAATTGTAGAAGCATCCATTTTCTCTTTCTTTACTTCATCTTCTAATTCCTTTAACCCTTTAATTACTCCACCAATTGCCTTAAGGTTACTTGTCAAATCATTGGCTCTATAAATAGGTTTATCATTTTTATCTAATGCAGCCAAATCTACTTCTCTAAAATAACCTCTCAACTTATTCACTGCTACCTTTGCATCCTGTAGTAACAACATTGAAGTTGTCATAGTCAATTCTTCATATCGATCTATCGCCAATCTTATATCCGTACCT